CATATGGAAAAGATGGTGAAAAAGGTGTTGGATCAGTAACTAAAAATGGAGTTACACTTAAACCTGGTGATGAAGGTTTTGAAGCCGCAGCAGCAGAATTATTAGCACAGTCTAATAGAAAAGAAGAGACTATAAAAAGAATTAAAAAAAATAAAAAGAAATAATGGCGGGTAGAGATTACAAAGACGAATATAAAAAGTTTCAGTCTTCTCCTGCTATGATAAAATATAGAGCACTTCTAAACAAATACAATCGTAAGAGAGGTACATATGGAAATGGTGATGGTTTAGATGCATCTCATAAAGATGGTAAAATTGTTGGCTTTGAACCATCAAAAATAAATAAGAGCAGAAAAGAAAAAAGTAGACTAAAAAATTCATAATCATGGCATATTCAAAAATTAAAAAAACGTGTAAGTGTGGAAAACCTTACAGTCAGTGTAAAAAATGTAAATCATAAATTATGGGACTACAAGCACCAGAGGGGTCACAAACACCTAAACAAATTAGAAAGAAAAAACGACTAGACAAACGAAATCTTGCTGCTAAAAAACGTGCGGAAAGATTAAAATCTAAATCTGAAACAAAACCTAGCACATACAATTCATCTACATTAGACCCTAACGCAAGTATAAATTACAATGCCATGAATGAGGCAATGTTTAAATAAATATTATGGAAGACGAAGAAATTCAATTACAACAAACAGATCCTAAAAAAATCGCAGCACAAAAAAGAGCAGCAGCACTTGCGGCTAGAGCAAAACAAAGAGAGGAAAGAAATGCCTTGATTGCTTCGAAAAAAGCAGAGTTAGCAAAAGCAAAAGCAGAAAAAATAGCGGCTCGTGCATCGTTTACCGCAGAAAGAAGAGCACAGATAGAAGCAAAAAGACAGGAAGGATTAGACGCAAGACAAGCGAAAATCGACAAGTTCCAAGGTGACAAAAACATGGAGATAGAATATAATGCTATCGAAAAGAAAAGAAGATCCGCTGTTGCTGAAAACCAACAAAAAGAAGATAATTACGACTGGAATTATATAGGAGGTGATAAGAACACTGCTAATGAAAGACAGAGAACCGAAATTATTGAAGGTGAAAAAGAAGTAGAAAGAATAATTAAGGGCACTAAAGAGGTTAACACATTTGAACCAACTGGGAAAACAGATGAAGATGTATATAATGCAGACCCTAATTTAAAAAAGAAATACCCAACCTTATCAAGTTTTAGGGTTGCTGCACAAAAATTTCGTGATGATCAAGTTAAAACTGTAGATACAGAGGAGAAAGTCATTGAAAAAGTTCCTACTAGAGAAGAAAAAGTTATTACTCAAACTAGAGAAGACTGGATTAAAAAACAATCTTGGGCTGATGGATTACCCGAAGGAATGGTAGGTAGTTTAGCAAGAAGTATGCGTAAGAGAGGTGAAGACATGACTCCACAACAGTTATATGATTTATTTAAAAGTCAAGCATCTGAAAAAGAATCTGCTGCATGGGCTAGAAAAAATGGATTTGGTTATTTATTAGGCGGTAGAGGTAGTAGAGGATCTACTACAACAAGAGGTAAAACAAACTTTAACTAATGGCTACAGATTTAAAACAACAAGTAGAAGAATTAGAAATATTAAAATCTATGACTTCTGACTTTGGAGAGCAAATGGAAATTGCTGATAAAATTCATAATCTGAATATGAAAATCAATGGGGTTAAACCAACAGATTCGTATATTGAATGCGTTGGATGTGGATCATAAATAATATACTATGGGTAAAATGATAAAAAGAGCAGATGGTAGTTATTCTGAAAGAGGATTGTGGGATAACATTAGAGCCGCTAGAGGATCCAAGAAAAAACCATCTAAGCAAATGATCACACAAATCAAGAAAATCAAAAAAGAAGAATAATATGTCAGAACAACACATACATGCTATAACAGATCAACAAGCAGTTGATGTACTAGCAATAAGAAAATTAGAAGTATTATTAGATGTGTTGGCTGCTTTAGACAATTCAAACGCACCAGAACTTTATGGTGTAAAAATTACTATAATCGACAAGATCGAGCGTGCAGTAAGTAAATTATAAATTATCTAATAAACTTTGTAGCCCTGGGATACTTGGGTGATATGGGTGTTCTAACTTAAGTTTTAGAATCTTATCCATTATGTCTTGTTTAGACATTTGTGGTACAGGCATTTCAGTCTGTTTTCCAGGTTCAGTAGATGTTTCGTATTCTTTCATGGTGCATAGTTATTAGCATTCGTTTAAATTGTTTTTTATCCCCAAAGTAACTGTGACATTCTCTACACAACGCTTGTAAATTTTCTGGGGTGTCCTTTTCATTAGACCCGCCCATACCTCTAGGGTTTATATGATGAATGTCTACAGCAGTTCTATCACAAACCTCGCATCCAATCCATTCTCCTGGATCAATACAAAACGCTTCATGATATACTTTGGTGTGGTTTTTCATTGTGTTATTAAGTAAATTGCATAGCCTAATATTACATTCAGATTGACTGCAACAATATTCCATTGTTTGGCTACAAAAACTTGGGGTAACGATAGTACACCGCCTATTACATAAGTTACAGCACCCATATTATCATATTTGAGTAGATAAGGTGATATCATAATAAACGCTGTTCCCATGTATCCCAGTCGTTGAGAAATTTTTTCTATGGGGGTAAGTCTTCTTGGTTTAACTAAACGCTTTATAAAGTTTTTAATCATAACCAAACTAATTGTATAATAAGAATACATATTAATGCAACACCGATTATAGATAACGCTAGTATATCTATGTCTTGTAGTTTGTATGGCTTCCTTTTACTAACTCTGTTTACCCACTCTTGTAATGTTTCGTCTGGCTTTCTTTTTAGTCTACTCATTTTAAAAATTTTTTATTTGGGGGTATTTAAATCTGGGGTGACATATCTAAACTTCCGTTTGTCAACCTTATATTCATAATACTTGTTCCTGTCATTGATTGTAACCACGTTCCATTCTTTTATTTTATCCTTTTCGAAGTCCAATAAAATATATCTACGATCTGATAAAAACAGAACAAACAATACAAAGTCTACATCCAACTTATCTATTGTAAACATGTTTACCTTTAAAGATCTTTCACAACCCTTAACATCTATTCTTTTTCCGTTGACTATTAGATCTGGATCACTTACACCTTTATCTTTTACAAATGCTGAGGTTGTATAATTAACCCCTTTAAGATCATAATGATGCCTAACTAAAAGTTCCCCTAATATTCCTTTAAAATCTGTGTAAAACTCATTATCTATTGGATCATCAAATAAAATTGGATGCTTGTATTTATAACTTCTAGACTTCCAATAAAGTTTTTTATAATGGTCTCTGTTTGCCATGACACGAGTGTCAACATATAATCTTGCGTGTTCGAAAATACACTCTGGTATCTTATAAATTTCTTCCATTTAAAACCTTCCCTAATATTACATCCTGTGTCATTACGTAATAATCCTTATCCTCGATTGTATTAAGAAATGCGTTTCTATCATGAAATCGTACAGTGTCCCCTGCTATTAAACCTAGATCTTCTTCACCTCTAATGGGTGTACCTATGTATCGCAAATACCCTTCAACTTCACTACGAATGGGCGGACCTAGATAAATAGATCCTGCCATATTCTCAGTTACTTTAGGCTCAATTAAGACATGGTTGGCAATAGCGGTTAATTTATCACCTCTGGTAAAGCAAAAGCATTGTTCTAACTCTACAAAATAGATGTCCCTTTCCCCAAATACTAAGTTGTCCTCCTGTACTGTCAAATAGTTGAAATAGACAATGTCGCCTAATTCTAATTCCTGCTTTAAGAAGTCTCCCCTTGTATTGCTGCACCATTCCCCTCTAGGCAAAGCCACGACACTTCCACAGATTGTAACATGTTGCTCTGGGTTCCAGGATACATCTAAATAAAGTTTGCCAGTTGAAAACTCAACTGTATCATTATACTTTTTTGTAATTTTAACCGCTATTTTTTGGCCAATCATATCCATTGTTGCTAAGATAATAGAATATGAACCATCGTTCATCAATTATGCAGGAAAAGATATTCACAGAAATATGCACTGATGGACATACTGGCTAGCATAGGTAGACAAATTGTCTAGCCAACTATATATAGTATAATATATAATATATATATATAATATATAATACACTAGTATATTAAATTAAACTAATATTATACATCTTTTTTTTAATGAATTGCATTTTAAAGGATTTAAGGCATGTTAAAAACAGTCCCGATATATTACCCCTAAAATTTAATTTAAGTTTCTTATATTTGCTCAGAACGTCATTGTAGATGTTTCTGTGGTATAACACCTAACATATGGGGGCTAGAGTCAAAAAAGGAGACTGGGAAAGAGGAACTGGGTACCCTGGCAAAATCCAATTAAATGGCCAAATTAGTCCATGTAGGACTAGCAACAACCCACCCATACCCACTGATACACAGGCATTTACATAGTTCTCTGCTCAAATTATTTACCAGGTGATCATTTTTCCTGGCCATTTGATCAGGAAGGGAAACCAATTGCACATGCCGATTAAAAAAATGCATGTCGTTACGTTAACGATGCAATGCCCTGAAGATTTTAAAAGAAAACAAAACCAACAAAAATATTGAGACATGATCGTAGCAAAAAAACTAGTAGAATTGTTTAGCCATCAACACGCAATCAATAAATACATTAAGTCATTGGATAACCAATTACAGACTCGCACAGTCATGGTATTTCTTGCATGTGCTATACGTGAAAGCGAATGTAAATCGTCCTTTAGTTTTTATACTATGCCGCAAGTTATTGATCTGTCTGCAGGACTCTGTAGT